AAAAGTTGAATTGGATTTACCTGACATAAACTTATCACAAGCACCGACAGGGGCTAGGACTAGAATTGGACCAACTCTTTTACCCAATCCTAGAGATCAGGAAATAGCTGAGTTATTAAGTTAGACCTAACTCGTCTCTATCAAATCCTAAAGGACTATCCGATAAACAAACTAAGTCTGTCTGATGCAGATGTATATAGGGTTCTGAATCTTCTGGTAGTTGCGGTTCTGCAATCGTACCAAATCTTACATCATATACTTTATCTTTTGCCCAAGTATGTGAGTACACACTATCAGTCATAGCAAACACTAGAACAAATGGCCTGTTTGTAGCTAAAGATAAAGCAGCTCCCATCCTAAGTTTCGATGCACTCAATAAAAGTGTTTCGTATCTATCTATACCAAAGCTACGACATTTAACTTCCATCCAGAAAGAACTCTCTTTGCTTTCACACCAATAGTCCAGTCCGTAAGATACTGGCAGTTTATGGCATCTAACATCCCATAATCCTTCAATAAAACCAGCCACACGTTCCTCACGTTTTTGATCGTTGATCGTTTCCATTTTTGGTTTTGCGTTCATAATTACCTCCATTAATCTTCAAAGAAGTTTGGATCTATCGCGACAAGGCGTTTCATTGGTCTGCCTGTTTGTTTCACGCGCACATCCTTCTCCTGTACTTCTCCTGCGTTTATTAATCTATTTATAATCTCTTTAACTTCAAAAGATTTCATTGATCTAAATATTTCTTTACGGTCTATATCTCTCTTGCTGATACCCATTTCGCCTTGCGTTCTAATAAAGCTTAATACTTGTTTGATACGACTCTCCATTTCAGAGCCAGCTACTTTGTCCTCGCACGTAGCCACCATCAACTGATCGTAGTAATAAACATAATCTATTGCCCACTTAGTAATATCACCCGTAATCTTTTTAGAGTTTGGTTTGTCTGCTAACTGACATATCAAGGCTAATCGCATCGCCTTTTCCCTAGTCCTAGATAGTAATACTTCTAATCCATCCTTCTCCAATTTGTTTTGTTGATCTACTAAATCGTAAGCTAATTGCTTCAACAGATTCTTAGAGTCATCGTCAAACGCTATCAACCTTTGGCTCAAATTCATCTCTGCGTTGTCTCTAGCAATCTCTTCCATATCGTTCATAGGCGCTCTTACTTGTCTTACCCATTCACATACCTTATAAGATGGTTCTATATACGGCACCATCCTACCGACCGTTCTCGGTAGCTTAGACTCAACTACAATAAACCTGTTCAAAAATCCATCAACTATACGTCCTGTTGATAAAGCACCGTAAAAGTTTCTAGGTACAGACATACCGATCAAAGTAATCGCTGGTTTGATTGTATGGCGATCTAGAGCCTCCTGTTGCTGTTTTTGAGTGAAAGTCATCATAGAGTAGTTATCTGGCCTTAACGTGCCGTGACAACGCCCCCAAGCCTCCATAAGCACTTGTATGGCGTCTTCCTTGTTTGAATTGGTAGATTTAGATATAGATTCTAGCCTTTTACCAAATTCATCCATAACGGTGACGTGTGTTGGTTTATGACGCAGTAAGCTATATACCGCACCACTAGACGTATAACCGTCACCCGCCATCAAGTCTTCAAACCCAGCACCTTCTAGTATGGTTTCAATAACTGTCTTGACGTTTTCCTTACCTTGTCCTGATTTGGCAATACACATAAAGAATAAAGACGAGAAGTTATTCATATCTGTTTTATACATACGACCTAGTGCCACCGAACCTAACGCAAGCGCAGTCTGCAAAGATAAAGAAGGCTGTTGTATCTGCGCTATCTCTTCAGAGTATTCGTAGACATCTTTAAGTATGCCTGGTGGCTCGTATAAATCGACGGGTTCTTTCACGTTGTAATTACGTTGTATAAATGCTGGCGCTTGTTGGTTCTTTCTATCGTGTGTCTTTTGTATTGAGTTTACCGTAGTAGATATTTCTGATCTAGGTAAAGGTGGTTTGTTTTGTTGATTCCAAGACTGTACGAAGAACTCCACCATTTCTATTGATACGCCTTTGGCTATCAAGTTGCCCGCTAATCTAGCTGCGTTGTCGTTACGACTACCTTGCACTACACCAGTTAGTTCAAAAGGTTGCGATATGCTTTTGGTATTCACCTTATCAACACCAGTTATCATCGCCCAATGTTCTTTGGTTAGATCAGGTAAATCATTCGTATCATACCAGTCCCATTCTTCTATAAATTTAGGTTCGTATATTGCACCTGTAGCATGTATGTTATAAGGCGCAATGATAAGACCTCCCTCTCCTCTTATATCAATAAGCTTTGCGGGATCTGATGTGTCTGTTCTTCTGGCTACCCAAGTCGTAAAGTTTTCTGGGTTGTTGTAGTAGTAGTGCATACCTTTACCCGTGGCAACCTTACAAGGAGTATTCGGTAGATTTGTTTCCGCCCAGTTGACAGCTTCTGGTGTATCGGCATCAACAACAATGAACTTGCCGCATATCAGAGCTACTACAAGGTCATCACGGCCTTGAAACCATTTTGTTATTTCTTCTGTCGTTGGTTGTCGTTCTTTGAACTTTTGCCAACCACCTAGTTCTTTTGGCGGTACTTTATTATGGCGCAGTAATGGGACAGGGCTATAGCCACTTTCCGCATACGCAAGAGCGAGTTCCAACGCAGAATCCTGCGCGGACGCTTTTACGTTTAACACTATTCAACCGCTTCACTGGTGTCTTTACTTTCTTCGTCAATAGGACCGTATATTGAAAAGAAGTCTAACTTACCCTCAGAAGCCATAATTATCTTTTTGGCTTGCTCGGTCGAAGGTTGCCTATTGCCATACCTCCAAGCTTTGACTGTATGCGGCGAGCAATCAAATAATTTTGCTGCCGTATCTATACCTATAAATTCAATATATTTACTTAGTGTTACTCGTTTCACTTCACGCTCCTTAAATGCTGGCTCCAAACCCTGACTGTATAAATCCATCAGTATTTTTTCGCCTATTTGTTGTTGTCTGTGGAAGTAATTTATCTTCCATTGATTCGGGTTGATTTTTGCTTTGTTCATCTGTACTATATGTCTAATTGTGTTTTCTTAGAATTGTAACTGAAAACATTTACATTAACAACTGGAGAAAAAAATGAACATAAGTATTCAGGACCGCATCAAGTCACCGAGCGATTTAGTTGAATCGCAAGGCGCCAAACTTTTAGTATATGGCGAAAGTGGTGCGGGTAAAACAACTCTTTGTCAAACGGCTCCTGGTAAAACATTAGTCGTTAGTATGGAGAGTGGTCTTCTCTCTATTAAAGATGCCCCTGATCTCGATGCAATCGAGGTTAAGGAAGCTGCTGAAATAGAAGAGATAGCTCAACTACTAGAAAACGGAACACTCAAATACGACACAGTTTGTCTTGATAGTGTGACCGAAATGGCAGAAATCTTGTTATCGCAAGAAAAAGCCAAGAGTAAAGATCCAAGACGTGCGTACGGCGAGGTCATTGAAGTGATGATCAAAACGATGCGTAGGTTTAGGGACTTGCCTGTACACGTTATATTCATTGCTAAACAAAGCAGAGAACGTGACGAACAAACAGGCGCATACCATTATCAACCGATGATGGTCGGAGCCAAACTTCCTACGCAGATACCTTATTTCTTTGATGAAGTATTGGTCCTTCGTACGTTTGACGACGAAAATGAAGAAGGTAAAACTGTCACCACAAGATGGTTGCAAACGAGAATTGGCCAGAACTATATTGCCAAAGATCGTTCGGGTAAGCTAGACGGGTTTGAGTCACCCGACTTAGCTAGTGTAATAAATAAACTCGGATTTGCAGGAGGTGCAGCATGAGTGACTTTGAAGGATTGGAAATAGATCTGGATGTAGCAGAGAGTAGTTCTGCGATTCCAGAAGGGGATTACCCCGTAGTTATTGAGTCTTGCGAAAAAACAAAATCGCAAGCTGGTAACGATTACTTGAAGTTAGAAGTAAAAGTGACTGGCGATAATTACGCCAATTGGATTTTGCGTAAGAACTTTAATCTATGGTATATGAATGACGATAAAACAAAGCAAGATGAAATTAGAGGCTACGCCAATAATGATTTTGCCAGGTTGTCAAAAGCTGTTGGTTTTACTGAAGTGCCTAAGAGTGCTTTTGATTTCAAAGGTAAAACTTTTGTAGCTAGAGTCGTTATTCAAGGTGATGAAGATGACGAGTATGGTCCAAGCAACGAAATCAAATCGTTCTTGCCAGCTGAAAAGAGTTCGGCTCCAAGTGCGCCGAAAGCTGCTGATCTTCCGCCTAGCATGAATGAGTCTGACGATACTTCTCCAGGTGAGGCGTCTCCCCCGAGCAAACCCTCACTATAATCGTTCGGCTACGCTAGGAGTCGTTAGAGTGCCTTGCTCAACCTAGCACTTTCCGTATAAGGCCCAATTAGTTTTTAAGATAGATAACCAATCATCCATACTCAATATGGCTATCGCTTGGTTGTCGCGTACCCAATCAGGATTGATCGCGTACAGAGGTATGCAAACTCGTATCGGTTTGCGGTTAAATTTGAATATCAATACAGGTATATTGTCGTCGCAACTTGCACATACCTGTCGCCACCACTCAGGCTTCAACCAATCCCCTTCTTTATAGAACTTACACTCTATCGCGTGGTTGGGTATTTGCAGATCGCAAAGATCTTTCTGTTGATATTGATCCAGGTTGCGCTTCGTTTGAAAGTCTATACCTTCCTCTATAAAAAAGTTATTGAGTATACGTACAACGTCTCTCTCAAACTGAGCGCCTTTGTTTCTGGAATTAATCTTGGCCATTTATTTTTTTTTATTAAGTCTATAATTTTCTTTGCTCTGCATATAAATTAACGCTCTTGTAACTTGCTTCAGTAATTTTTCTTGATCTTTTTTAGTTGGTATTGCACAAGAGGCACAATCACATACAATCCAAGCCGTAGTGCCTACTGGGGGTGGTCCATATTTTTTACATTTAATCTTGGCCATCTAAATCAAGTGTAACAACATTAGGACTGTTATAAATACTTGGCTTCTCACCTTTCAAGTGTCGCATATAAGCGTGTAGATGTTCTTCCATAGTCAGCCAAGCCACGTCCATTTGTTCGTTAGTTATCTTAAATACTTTACTAGCGAATGGTTGTTTTTTTTCTTGCGCGACAAAGACAAACTCTTTGACTTTGTATCCCGCAGCTTCCATACCCCTTCTGTACCAAGCAGCCTGTTCTGCATATCCGTACTTCAATACAGATTCTTTGAACGACTCAGGACTGCAAGAGTAAGTGGTCTTGTAATCGACAACGACTATCTCATAATCCTGGTGTAGTCCTTGCGGTTTACAGATGATGTCTGGTCTGCACTTACACAACACGTCGTCTTCAAACCAATAGAAAGATGCTTCGGGTATCTTACCGTCGCCGTCTAGATACATCTTGCCTTCTTCAATCATATAAGCATCCATTTGACTGATAGCGTGCATATCGGCTTCATTAATTACAACTAAGCCTCTGTCTAAAAACTCTTGTTTCATTTCTTTGTTGGCTTTTGTATACGGAGATCCAAAGATCACGCCTACATTATTATGAAAGGCTTCATCGCCCTCTACTAACATATAGTGAGCAGCAGTACCGAAGTTCATTGCAGGTGTAGTTTCTTGTTCTACTTCAAGCGCGTGTATTTGGCTTTCACCAAACTTACGAAAGAAGCTGGAACTCTTACCGACATCAGAGTGGTAAAGTTCGTTAGGTATATCAAAGACAACAAGTGCGTTGCCTTTCTGAGTTGGTTCATATTGTTCTAGTTCAGGTATATTCATTTTCCTTGTCCTCTATATGCAGACTTACCGCGCATACGGCGTTTGCTTTTATTCATCGTACTTGTCCCAAGATTCTTAATACCGATAGAGGTACGCTTACCTCTTGCTCCTGTATTGGATGTACGTTCTATATTTGTATTAGCTTTTCTCATTATCTTCTCCTTTAATATCGTTAAAATCATCAAAACAATCTATAATTTTATTCCAAGTGTTATGGTTAAGAGTTTTAGTTTCTTTTGCAAAAGCCTCTAACGTCCTCCAGTTCACTACATCAAACATATCTGCCATAGCTTTCCAAGCACCAGAATCACTATATCTTTCAAAATACTTTTCGTCGGTTAATTGAGAATGTAAATTTAAAAGAAAAGATCTAGTTTTGTCTGCTTTTCTTCGTCTGTACATTAAAGAGTCGAAGTATTTTTTTTCGTTTTCTAAATCAAATTTTTCTTTTTTCATCAGAAAGGTATCTCGTCATCTACGTCCCAAGTCTGTTCTCTATACACACGTTTAGTATCTTCTTCTTGTTGTCGTTTCTCGTAAGCAGCTTGCTTCTTAAACATATCTATAAAAGGTGAGTCTTCTTCGTATTCTAACAAAGTGGTCTGCACTACGTTGTCGCTGTAAAGTGGTTCAGGCCAATAGCCTATATCATTCTTGATACGTAGCATGTTCTGGCTGACCGTTTCGCGTGGATTGTATTGGGGCTTTTGTATGGCTTGCCAATATTCTTTGATTGGTTTCAACTCCTGGTCGTCGCCAATAAATGTAATATCAAACTCTGTCTTGTCGTAAGGCAGATAGATAAATGTACCGTCTTTCTTTTTAAAAGGGTAACATCGTATGGGTTTACCTACTGTCATTTTTGAGCGCCTCCTTGTAAGCCAATTCAAATACATACGGATGATGCTTCAATACATAGATCATAGCTTCCGTCATTATATTTATAGAGCGGATGTCATCAAACAGTTGGTTTACGTGGTCTGGTTGAGGTGTCCCTATCTGGTTCTTTGCTTGTTCGGACAAAGTATCATCAATTAATTTATCTAGTTCGTTCATAGTTTTCTCCAAATGATTTATATAATCATAAACAAAAAACTTGCACACGTAAAGAAAATATATATACTATCTGTAAATTACTTAGGAGAAAGTGAAATGCAAATAAGTTTATATGAATTTGAAGTGATAGAAGCGGTAGCTCAATATTGCAAAAAAGAACATGGTATTAATATAGATGTGAATTGTATTGATGATGTATCTATAGAATACCAAGAGCGCGAACGTGTTTATAAAAAGCACAAAAACGGTAAGACCAAAATGGATGAACATGGTTATCCAGAAGTGGATTGGAAAAATTCACCTTTGAAAACTAAATATATTTCTTTTGGCGAAATGTCTGAAATACACATCAGCATTCTGTAAATTATTTAGGAGATAGATATGGCAAAGCCAAAAATAAATAAAGAAGAGATACACGATCAACTTTGGTTTGATTTGTTAGACGTAACAGAAAAAGCACAAGAACTAGGCATACCGCATGTGGTACAGCTGGGCATACAGTTTTTTACACGGATGGCCCTTGATTGCGCTCCTGATGAAGTCGAAGCATTAGGTATAGTGATGGAGGCCGTTAAAGTTACAAAGTCTACTGATGAATTAGAAGAGTTAGAGTGTACGTGTGATGAGTAAGTATAGATACCACACATACGACGGGTATGATCACATATTGTCTGAAGTTAGATATTTAATTAAGACTTACGTACCCGCAGATCATACCAAGAAAGTTTTAGAGAAAATAGATTACCTAGAGGTCAGTATTGAAGAAACCTTGTCAGGTCGCGCAGATATGGCGGAAGAAATATTACGGGATGATTTTGAATGAAAGAAGTCAAATTACCTACAAACTATCCTAGAAGGCCTGCTAAAAACAAAATAATTTCGGCTAGAGTTGATGAAAACCGTTGGCAAAAATGGGAAAAATTACAATTAAAACATGATAAGTCTGTAGTAATACGTCCCTCTGACTTGATGGAGTATATGATCGATTATTTCTACGAAGAAGTGTATGGAGAAGATAAATGAACACCTTCTACATAACAACTGAACACCATACGGACCCTGTCGAGTATGGTTTTCAAGATGCGGTCATACATGAAGCGAACAATTGGAAGACCTGGATACCGAAAGTATCGGATATAAAAGTCAGAACTAAATTAAATAAAGATGTTAAGGTTCTTGTCAGGCGAGAAATACATCAAGACATATTGGAGTGTGAAAGTGAGTAAAATAAAAAAAGAAAAACTTAGATTGCGCAAGCTTAGTTTGAAAGATGGTTCTGTTGTCAATTATACAAAAGACAAACAGGGTGAAATACAGTATTTTCCAGAAAAAGGTCTGGATCCCAAGATAATGAAGGCTAGGTGGGATGAGCTATACGAGACTGTATATAAAAGAGCGGAGACTCATTAAGATGCAGTATAATCAAACGTCAAGAATATTAACTGGGGGAAATATGAATGAAGAGGCCCTAATTCAACAGATTGTAGCTAATTTTAAAAAGCTGAACGAAGAAGACAAACTCTACGTACTAGATAGTCTGAAGTTCATTCAAGACAATCCTAATCTGGTGGTATTGAAGAATGAAGATAGTCAATAAA